AAAATTTTAACAAAAAGCTATATATTTTTAAAAAAGATTTGGTAATTTAATAGAAAAGTACTACCTTTGTACTCATGGGATCAAATAATCAATACGAACATCAGAGTGCTTGGAACTCTATAGAACAATCTAAGATAGAAAATTATAAAGTATTATATGATATTTTATATAAAAGAATAGAAGATAAACTAGCTGAAGCTTGGAAAAACCAAGATCCTAACAAATCATACTTACCTAAAGAATATACAAATGGAAAATAACTTATACTATACACCTACAATTGAAGAGTTTCATGTGGGATTTGAATATGAAGAATACCAGTTTTTAGAAAGAAATTGGAAAATTGTAAAATGTGAATTTATAAAACCAGATACTATTATTGATCCTAAATGGTTTAGAGTCAAAACACTAGACCAATCTGATATAGAAAGTTTAGGGTGGAAATTATATTCTCAAGAATTAACCAATAGATCTAACTGGTGTTGTTTTAGAAATACTCAATTAGAAATGTATATTCAATTAGATAATAACTATTTTCCAAGACTTTTAAATTTTAAAAGTAGAGGAGGTGATCATATTGGTAACTTCAAAATCAAAATTAAAAACAAATCTGAATTAATTAAACTAATGCAACAATTAAATATAAAATAATATGAGTAAGAATTTTAAAGACAAAGAGATTAGAGGTATTTTACCAGATGGTAGTATCTACTTAAAAGATGGTGTAACTAGAAAGAGATATAATGATTCAATACAACCTGAAGATTTAGATCCACAAATTAACTATGCTTTGATTAATTTTGAGAAAGCAGAGAAGTATTATAAATATATAGAAGGAATGGAGGATTATGAAAGGGATTAAGATTAAGCTATCTAAATGGCTTTTAAGGAAAGCAGTTAAATGGTCTGAGATAGAACCTTTAGACTTCTATAGGATGTTCTCTAATGAGATATATGCTAAACAGATAGAAGAATCTAAAGCTCATTTCAGTAAATTTAAAGGAATTAATACTTGGAGAGTAGATAATATATCTGAAGATATTAAACAAATAGATCCTCTAGCCATAAAATTTATTGAAAATAACTAGTAAAATATTTGGATATTAACTAAATTATCCGTATCTTTACAGTATAAGCACACTAGTAATTAGTGTATCATCCCAGAGGGTTAAAGAAGTATGGGATTAGACGGAGGGTTGTAATTGTTAAATAAACAATGAGATGTCCCCTTCAGCTTAGAAACAGACTCTAACATATGGGGAATTGAATAACTGGTTCAATAGGTAAGAAGTATCCTTCTGATTTAACAGAGCAAAGCAACCAGGTACTAGGAAACTAGTAGGGCTTAATACTAATTCAAGGAAACATTTAGAGTTAATATCGGTTATAAGTGATTATAACTCAAGATAGTTCAGAATGAACTGGAAGGGGAATTTTCATGTTTAATTGAAAATAAGTTAAAATAAATTTGGATATTTGATTAAAATAGTGTATATTAATATATACAGGTTTATTATACATTTATAATAAGTACTTATATATTATACAAACAACAAAAGGAAATGGAATTTATAAAAGAGTTTAAAGTGGATAAGGATAGTTTCAGTAAAGCTGTTTTAACTGTACTCAACTTTCAATTAAAGTTAAGTGAGTTAGAAATAGAAATGCTATCAGTTATGTTATCACATAATATTACAAAGATAGATACTGGTACTAGAGAGATGCTTAGAAAGGTATTAAATAGAAATAAGTTTGATATTAACAATTATATTAAACGTCTAAAAGAAAAGAAGTTTATATTAACTAAAGAAGATAAGAGCTTATACATTAATCCTAATATAACAGCATTAATGAATTTTAAAACATTTATATTTAAGTTCAAAGACTAATGACAATAGACGATGTTATAGATCAGTTATTTGAAACTAATAATTTAGATAGAGTTGATATTAGTAGGATGGTTAAATCACAATTTAGAGTTGTTAGTAGTACTATTAGATCTAAAGGTGATAAAACATGTAATCTAATCTTTGTAGGTAAATTTAAACCTACACCATATAGAGTTAAACAATTAAAAGGTTTAGTGTAATGAGTAAGTTTGAAGAGATAGTTAGTGGTTGGAAGAATCTCATTACAGATGAGTTTAAAGAAACTGCTGAGGAAAGAGCTAAGATATGTGCTATGTGTCCTAAGAATATATTAAATATTTGTACAGCATGTGGTTGTCCATTAAGTGCTAAGACTAGATCTCCTGATACTAAATGTCCAAAAAATCTTTGGATTAAATAAAACAACTATGAGAAAGGAAATTGAAATTAATGGTGGTGATGTATTAAACACTAAAGGTAAAGTAATTGCTAAAGATGTTTGCTACAAGAGAATGTTTGAATTAGATAATATACTTATAGAACAGTACTTAAATCCTAAAGGGGTTATTGTAAAGAAATACTGTACTATTATAGAACAAGATAAATACTTTAAGGCTAATATACCTTATGATGAATTATCTGCTATGCTACGTCCTTTAGAAGTTAAAGGTTTTGCAGCTAAATCTATAAGTTATGAGAAAGCTAATTCAAAACCAAGAAGAACTAGAAGATTGGGAATTAAATCCTAATGAACTAGAAACAACAAATGAAGAAACAGAATTAAGGGAAACTATTTATGGAAGGAAAGAGTTACGAAGAAAAATCTATTATAGAAAGACATACACTAGACAAAGGGTTCAGTTTAACTGGAGCATTGGTAGAATTAGATGCTAGAAATAAAGCTTTAGCTAATAGAATAGAATTGCTTGAAAATACATTATTAGAGTATTTAGAGAAACCTAAATCTCCTATCATAACTAATGAAACTCCTAAAATAGAATTACTAAGGAAATAATGGCAAAGAAAGAAACAACATCTGCAAAGGAAAAGAATAAAACAGTATCTGAAGAATTACTTATATCAGTTAGAGGGGCCTTATATAAACTAAAAGATTATTTAGACAATATAGATTTTAATGATGAAGATGATAATTCAGATAAAAAAGCTACTACTATGATGAGTGTTATTGAAAAAATGGGACGTAGTTTTGAAACATTAGCAGTACTTGAACGTAAGGTTCAAGCAGAAGAAGAACTTAAAGGTAAGGCTAGAGGTAATGTACGTGTGGGACTTTTTGAAGATGGGGAAAAATAGTAGTAAAGTAAGGTTACATTCTGGAGATAAATTTAATAAACTAACAGCAATTAAATATGAGTTTACAAAAACCTATGGAAAATGTAATTATCATTATCATTGGTTATTTAAATGTGATTGTGGTAAAGAAAAAATAATAGCTTCAAATAGTGTGTTAAAAGGATTAACTACATCTTGTGGATGTGTACATAGTGAAATATCTTCAAATGTATATAAAGAAATTAATAAAGATAAATTTCCAACTGTTGGTGCAATAAATAGATTATATGCTTCATATAAACATGGAGCAGAAAGTAGAAATTATTGTTTTGAATTAACAAAAGGAGAATTTATAAAATTACTATCTAATAATTGTTATTATTGTAATAGAATTCCAGAGCAGATAGCATATAATAAAAAGAAAACAGATTATTTAATCTACAATGGTATTGATAGAGTTAATAATGAATTAGGATATACATTAGACAATATTGTAACTTGTTGTAAACATTGTAATAGAGCAAAAATGTCTTTAAGTAAAGAACAATTTTTACAATTAATAAAAGATATTTATAATAATTTAAATTTAAATGATTAACGATAACCCATACGTCCCATATGTTGAAAAGTTCAAAGGAAGTAAAGAATTTTGCTACTTAGCTGAAGAATTTAATAGAACTGGATTTTATACAAATTTATCTGAAGGAACTGAAGAATATATTAATTTTTGGAAAGATGTTAAAGAAAAGTGTATATATGGATTTGTTAATTCTTTCAACATTAAAATCACAGGACATAATTTCTTTTACTTAAATTTTTGTAGAATTTCTGGTTATGATAAAACTACAGGTAAGAAAACTGAAATATTTCCTAACTTTGTAGATTTAGATTATGAGTATTTCCATATGGTGGAATACTGTGAAAAGAATCAGAAATGTTTAATAGCTTTAAAAGGTAGACGTCAAGGTTGGTCTTATAAAGCAGCAGCTATATGTGCATGGGAGTTTACATTCTTCCCAGGATCAAGTTCAATCATAGGTACATTCCTATCATCATTTGGTCTAGAAACAATGCGTATGGCTATTGAGAATCTAAACTGGTTAAATGAAAATACTGAATTTAGAAAGCAACGTAACCCAGATTTAAAAGATAATATCATTGCTAGGTATCAATATGATGCAGGTGGTATTAAAGTATGGAAAGGATATAAGAGCTCTGTAAGAGCAATTAGTTTTAAAGATAACCCAACAGCTGCTGTAGGTAAAAGTGCTAGTAAATTAATACTAGATGAGGCTGGTGTATTCCCTAACATTACAGATACTTATAGTTATACTGAACCACTTATTAAAGCAGGTTCTATATTCTCAGGAGTAGCAATTGTATTTGGTAGTTCGTCAGATATGGATACAGGTAGTAAATACTTCTATGAGATGTTTACTAACCCATCTAAATATAACATGCTTGAATTTCAAGATGAAGAAAATCCTAAACTAAAAGTTGGATACTTCAGTTCAGCAGCTAAAGGTAGAGAGGGTTTATGTATGAACAAATCATCTAAATGGTTTTTACAACCAATGGTAGATGAAGATGGTAACTCAAATCATGAAGCAGCTATAGATGATATTATACATCTAAGAGAATTAGCTAAAGGTGGTTTAGATTTTAAAGCACATCATGGAGTTATTACACAGTTTCCATTAACATGGAGAGAAGGTTTCTTAAGAGATAAATCAGCTGTATTTTCATCTATTGAAATGTTAGATTGGTTAAGTAAATTAGAAACAACTTCAACACTAAGAGAAGATAAAAAGAAAATAGATTTATACTTTGATGAAGGTGGAAACATTAAAGCAAAGTTAAAACCAGATTACGAAGATATAATTAATTTTCCTTTAGGAAAGGATGAGAATAAGAATGGTTGTATAGTTACTTGGGTAGATCCTGTAGAGAATTCACCTTATGGTAGATATATAGCAGGATGTGACCCTTATGATCAAGATAAAGCAGATTCTACAGATTCATTAGGTTCATTCTTTGTATTTGATAGATTAGCTAATCAATTTGTAGCAGAGTTTACAGGTAGACCAGAAAGAGCTGATGATTTTTATGAGATATGTAGGAAACTATGTATTTACTATAATGCTAAATGCTTATATGAAAATCAACTTAAAGGTCTTAAAGGTTACTTTGAAATGAAGAATAGTTTACATTACTTATGTGAACAACCTCAGATTATTAAAGACATTGTAAAAGATTCTAGGGTATCTCGTGGATATGGTATCCATATGAACAGAGGTGCAGGTGGAGCTACAGGTATTAAGGATCAATGTGAGATATACTTCAGACAATGGTTATATGATGAGAGAAGTAATGAAGATGGTGTAAGAACTATTAACTTACAAAGTATTAGATCTATTCCAGCTTTAAAAGAGCTTATTGCATATGATAGAGAAACTAATACAGATAGAGTTATTGCAATGATGTTATGTATATTACAATCAAAAGAAATGCATAAATTGCATATAGAATCATCAACACCACAAACACTTTTAGATACAGAAGCATTCTGGTCTAAGAAGTTTTTTAAAAAGAATAATTTTAATCAAATAAAATAAATATAAATGTCAGGTTTACCTAAACAAAGAATACCATTATCTGAAAAGACTGAAGAATGGAAAAGAGATACAATGACGTATTATGAGAGATTATCTTATACTACAGCTTCAGGTAATAGAACTACTAACTATAATAAATTAGTTAACTATGATTTATATAATGGGAAATTTAATAAAGCAGATTTAGAATATGTTTGTAACCCATTAGGACTATCAGACAATGAATTTCCTGCTACTTTACAACATTATGATGTAATTAGTCCAGCAATTAATTTACTTATAGGAGAAGAGGTTAAAAGACCTGATAACTTCATTGTAGTTTCAGAATCACCTGAAGATATAAATAGAAAGAATGAAGCATTACTTACTAAGGTTAATGGTTCATTAGAACAAATGTTAATGGCTACTATAGATCCTAGTACAATTGATCCTAATAGTCCACCACCAACTCCTGAAGAAATACTTAAATATGAAAAGTATACACCTTCTGATTTAGTAGAATCACAAGCTAATAAAATATTAAAATCTGTTAGACGTAAATTAAATACTAAAGAGATATTTAAGAAAGGTTGGAAAGATTCATTAATTGCTGGTGAAGAAATCTATTGGACAGGTATAGCTAATAATGAACCATCATTAAGACGTTGTAATCCATGTAACATTACAGTAGTATTAGATAATGATTCAGACTTTATAGATGATGCAACAGCAGTTATTGAAGTTAGAATGATGGCTCCTGCAACTATTATAGATGAGTTTGGAGATAAACTAAAACCTGCTGATGTAGAAAAGATTGAAGACTTTGTAAGAGCTGTAGCAAGTAACTATAGTAATTATCAAGGTGGTTCTCCTAACTTTGTATTAGATACTAATGCAGGTGTATTAGATGTAGGTGGTAACCTAGGTAATAATGCTAGAGGTTATAACCTTTATATGGTTAGAGTAGTTAGAGTAGAATGGAAAACATTTGCTAAAAGGTTTAAATTAACTTATACAGATGAAGATGATATTCCACAAGAACTAACAGTTGATGAAACATTTAAGTTAAGTGTATTTAAAAAAGCTTATCCAGATGCTAAGACTGAAGAGTATTGGATTACTGAAGCATGGGAAGGAATTAAGATTGGTACAGATTTATATATTGAAGCTAATGCTAAATTAAATCAACGTAGAAGATTAGATAATCCTTATGTATGTAAATTAGGTTATAGTGGTTTAATTTATAATGCTACTAATAGTGTTAGTGTATCTCTAATAGATAGATTAAAACCATATCAATACTTATACAACATTATATCTTATAGATTAGAATTAGCATTTGCTAGTGATATGGGTAAAATCATGTTAATGGATTTAGCTCAAATACCTAGAAGTGAAGGTATGGATATTGAGAAATGGATGTACTATTTAAGAGCTATGAAAATAGCATTTATTAATAGTTTTGAAGAAGGTAAAAAAGGACAAGCTACTGGTAAGTTCTCAAACTTTAATCAATTCCAATCTGTTGATATGAGTTTAGCTAATGTTATACAACAGTATATACAAACATTAGATTATATTAAAAATCAAATTGCATTTATTAGTGGTGTATCACCACAACGTTTAGGTGCTATTGCAAGTAATGAACTTGTAGGTAATGTACAACGTTCAGTAGAACAGTCTGCATTAATTACAGAGTACATGTTTGATTCTCATAATGAAGTTAAACGTAGAGTATATACAGCCCTTATAGAAGCAGCTAAAGTTGCTTATAGAGATGGTTTAGTAACACAATACGTATTAGATGATATGGGTATTGAAATGCTTAAACTAGAAGAATTTGAATTAGAGAATAGTGAATTCAATACTTACTTATCTAATAGTAATAAAGATGCTGAAGTTATAGCAACATTAAAATCATTATCTCAAGTAGCTTTACAATCAGATAAAGCAGATTTAAGTACAATGATAGATACTATCATTAATGAGAATCCTAGAGATATTATGAGAATATTAAAACGTTCTGAAGAAGAGAAGTATGCTAGAGATGCTGATGCACAAAAACAACAATTAGCTGCACAACAACAAGAAGCTATGTTGAATAAACAAATGCATGAAGAAGAATTAGCTGAAAGACAAAAAGATAGAGATGTTACTCAATATGTAGCTGATACTAATAATGCAACTAAAATTCAAATTGCTGAAATTAGCACATTAGGTTTTGCAGAGAATACTGATGCTGATATGAATGGTGTACCAGATGTAATGGAAGTTGCTGCTCAATCATTAGCTGAAAGAGAAGCTGCTAGTAAAGCATTCTTAGAACATGGTAAATTAACTCATGAAAAGAATAAACATCAAGCTGAAATGGCTCTTAAGGAAAAAGAGATGAAATCTAAAATGGATATTGAAAATAGAAAGTTACAAATGGTTAGAGAACAAAATGCTAATCAAGAGAAACTTGCTAAACAAAAAGCTGCTTTAGATAAAGAAATGATGAATAAGAAATTAGAAATAGAACGTATAAAGGCTAGGAAATCAAGTAGTAATAAAAAATAACTTAGTGCTATATACTAGTGTTCATCACTTTTAAAAATAGTTAAAAATAAATTTGCAAAGTATAATGAAATACATTATATTAATAGTATAACAAAGGAAATAAAAGGAAAAATGAGTAAAGAAAAGGAATTTAATCCATTCGCTGGATTTAACTTATTGGATGGTGGTTTAGGTGATACTAAACCAAATGATGATGAAGTTGAAGATGATGTGATTGCAGGAGATGATACAATTATTAAAGATGATGTAGAAGATCTTGGAACAAGTGCAACAGATGCTGAAGCATTATTAGCTAAAGTTGCTGAGAAGCAAGCTAAAGCATCTAATAAAGCAAAAGGTATTGTGGAAGATGTAGTAGATGATATTACAGATGATACAGATGAATTAGAAGAAGAGCAAGGTGCAGGTTTTAAACCAGCATTAACTCATTTATCAGAAAAAGGTATTTTAGATTTTAATGATTCTGAAATAGAAGATTCTGAAGATGGTTTTGAAAAAGCCATATCTCAAACTGTTAATAACAAATTTGAGAAACTATTAAATGATAAATTAGGTGAAGATGGTTTAGCGTTATTAAATTTTGTAGAAAATGGCGGTAACCCTAAACACTTCATAGAAGCATATTACAATGATGCTACTTGGGCTGATTATGATATTACAGATAATGAGCAAGCTCAAAAAATAGCAATTAGAGAATCTTTAAGATTAGCAGATGAAACACCTGAAGACATTGAAGACATTATTACTGAATATACTGATAATGGAACTTTAGAAAAAAGAGCTAAATCAGCTTTAATTAAATTACAAAAATTTGAGGAATCAAATAAACAGCATTTAATTGAAGCACAAAGAGCTCAAGCTATTCAGGCTAAAGAAGCTGAAAAGAAATACTGGGATGAATTTAAATCTAATCTTTTAGCTAAAGAAGATATTAAAGGATTTAAACTAACTCCTAAAGTAAAAGAGAATCTGTTAGATTACATGACAGTACCTGATAAGAAAACAGGTAAAACTAAATACCAAAAAGCTGTTGAAGAGAATAGTGATTCAGCTTATTTATTTGCATATTTATCAATGAATAACTTTGATATAACTAAGTTGGAAAAACAAGTTATGACAAAAACAGCAAGTAAATTAAATGCTATCATGAAGAACTATCAACCTTCTAGTAAGGATAAGATTAGTTCAGGTAGAACAGAATATAATGAAGCAGGGGATAATCCTTTTGCTGGATTTAAAAAATTGGTATAATAAAATAGAATTTTTAACATTAAAAATATAAAAAACAAATGCAATTAGATTTACAAATAAGCCAAGGTAATTGGCATAAAGGATTAACACAAGCATCACACTTGTCTAACTTCTTTTTAACTGAACCAGCTTTAGCATCTCAAGTAGTTACTAGAGTGTACAATAAAATGAATGGTTATAAGAATGCTTTATCATTCTTAACAACTGGTACTGGTCGTACTAAAGAATTAGATAATATTGTTTATCGTTGGCCTTTAATGGGTGACAGTGAAAAAGCTGTTCCAATCTCTATTAGTCAAGCAACTTTTGGAGATGGTGGTTCTACACCAGGTATTAATTTTACTACTTTCCGTATTGGTTTACCTGAAAAATGGTTTGCAATTGGTGATGTATTAGTATTAGATGATGCACGTTACACAGTACGTGTAATGGAAGAGCCATTCCAACAAGGAGTTGATTTTGTATATGTATTACAATTAGTAACTAAAGATCCTACTGCTTATGTACCACCAGCTTTGGTTGTTGTAGGTAAAGAATTATCTAAAGACTTTAATACTGTTGAACATGATCATTCACGTACTTCAGGAGAAACTACTTATGCTACACCATTTATGATGGAGAATTACATGAGTACTTTCCGTAAGATGTATGCTGTATCTGGTGCTGCTCAAGAGAAGGTTATGGTTATTAAGTTAATGGATCCTCAATCTAACAAAGTATCTGATACTTGGGTTAAATACGCAGAGTGGGAATTCTGGAGCCAATGGATGGATGAGATGGAAAAAGCTCTAATCTATGGTAAAGGAAATGTACGTGCTAATGGTATTACAGGTATGAAAGGTCCTTCAGGTAACACAGTTTACATGGGTGCTGGATTAGAAGAGCAAATTCATGGTGCTAACAAACGTTACTACACAACTTTAACTGAGCAAGTTATTCGTGATTTCATGGATGATTTATCATATAATGGTACAGAAGATGGACCACGTGAATACGTAGCTCTTTGTGGACGTCAGTTCATGAATCTATTTGATCAAGCTATGAAAAAATCAGCTTCTAACTTTATCTTAACTGATAGTAAATTTATTACAGGTTCAGGACAAGAATTAACTTTAGGTGCTCAATTCAAAACATATATTGGTTTAAACGGAGATAAGATTACATTAAAAGAATGTCCATTATATAACTCATTAGTACGTAACCGTGCTTTACATCCACAAACTGGTAAACCAGCAGAATCATACAAAGCTACTTTCTTGAACTTCAAGCAAAATGGTAATGGTGAATCTAATGTACAAAAAGTTTACCATAAAGGACGTGAAATGGCTTCTACATACATTGAGGGATTATCTTCTCCATTTGGTATGAAGAAAAATGGTACATCAAGCTCACCAGTAGATGGATATGAATTCCACGTATTGTCTGAATGTGGTATCATGTTAAAAGATCCTACAGATGCTGGACAATTAATCTTAGATATTGATTCATTATCATAAAGAATAAAATGGGGGTGTAAAAAGCCCCCTTTATAAAACAAATTAAAGGAAAAACACCAGTAAACTGGTAAACAATTTAAAGGAAAAACAAGGAATGGAATTTACAGGACCAAAGGAAGTAGTAATTAAAAGAGTACCACGTGCAGGTTATTTTGGTATAACAGCATATCCTAAATCAACAACAACATTAGGTTGTGAACTCGGTAAGAACGGTTTTAAAACTGGTTTGACACCTGAAGAAGAAAAGTATTATGAAGTAGAATTAGGTTTAAAACCTGGTGAACTTGGAAAACATAGTAAATGGTGGGGAGAAGTATTTAATACTGATTACTCTATTAGACTAAATAATACTAAAGAAACTAGATTGATATTAGAAGATAAAATTAATCAAGTAAAATATAAAGTATTAACTGCTTCAAGTAAAGTAGCTAACTCTGAAATTGATAAGAAAGATCCTTGGGTGGACTTTTATATTGTAGATGAAGAAGCTAAAGCTAGAGCAGAATCTGAAATATTTGATTATGAATGGGAAGCTATGGAGCTTTTACTTAAATTAACTCCAGAAGAAAAACGTAGTTCATTACGTTTATTTGGTAAAGCAGGTGTTGATTCACTTAGTGAAATGATGCTTAAATCAGAATTAACTAAAGAGATTAAAAAAGATCCTAAAGCATTCTGTACAACTTTAAAAGATAAACAGTTAAAAACTCGTATGTTAATTGAAGAGTTACTTGAATATAGAATTATTACTAGAAATGGTACATATTATAAACATGGTGAAGATCCAATTGGTGCTAGTACAGAAGAAGCATTAGAATACTTTGATAATTTAAAGAATCAATCAGTAGTATTAACAATGACAACTAGATTAAAAAAAGCTAAAAAAGATAAATAGATGTATGAATTATATTGTTTAGTAGATCCTACTAATAATAAAATTAGATACATTGGTTATACTAAAAGAAGTAAACTAAGATTAAAAGAACATATAAACGTTGCTTTACATAAAACTAAATCAGAAAGAAATTCTCATAAAAGTAAATGGATTAAAAAATTATTACGAAATGATATAATTCCAATTTACAAACCTTTAGTTAGAAATAATTCTGAAGATGAAATTAAGCAATTAGAAATTGATTTTATTAAGTACTATAAGAAATATTACAAACTAACAAATAATACTTTAGGTGGTGATGGTACTTCTGGTAGAAGTTTAACTTTAAAAGAAAGACAAAATTTATCTTTAAAATACACTGGTGTAGTTAGACCAGAAAGAAGATATAAAGTAGAAGCATTAAATAGTAAAACTTTAGAATATAAAATTTTTGAAGATAAAACAGAAGCGGCTAAATACATAGGTTGTAAAGAAAATGCAATAATGTCTGTAAGTTGTGGAAATAGAGAAAAAGTTTACAATTGGTATATTAAATTAATTAAGAAAGGAGGTAGGTTATTACAGTAGCAGAAGCACATTTAGCGTTTAAATTTGGTTTAGACAAGATAGACTCTCTGAATTATCCTAACTTTTTACCAGAAGAAATAGATTTACTTTTAAATCAAGGTTATAAAAGATGGGT